CAGTCCTTAGAGAAATTGCTGCAACAAATCCAGATGCGAAAGAGCTTAAAGAAAGACTTAAAACCCTCGTCCCCTCAAGATACGAAACAACATTTCTCACTGAGTTTGTAAGACCTGAGCCCAAGACCCGGATAACTTATAATCACGACGGACAAGACAGAACCGTTGAATGGAGAGAGAACGAATGGGGTGAAGGTTATTGGGTTGGTGGAACTCTCGGGCCGTATAACAAAGCTCTGACCGATAAATACACGCTCAGTCTTATAAATGATGCATGGATGTCCCAGGTTGACAAAGAAGTTCTTCAATCCGCCGGAGATCCTGATATGGTAACTGCCGCTAAGCTCGCAGATTTCCTATTGCGTGGAAACTCAGTTTCGGATCTTGGGATGATACCTTCTTCTAAAACTGAAAAAGATAAAAGAACAAAGAGTGGAGAAAAAATTCTAAGAGACATGACCGGAGGCCCAGGAGGTGGAATGCTACCCTTCGTCTTTGAAGCCTTTATCAAAGAAATGTACCAAAGGCTTAACATCAAAGACTTTGAAACCGAGGTCACTGTTTCTGAATTTATTGATCCGATAAAAACTAAAACTGCAAAGGTTAAAGTAAACGGTATTGATGCCACACTAATTGTCGATGAGAACGGAATGGCTGCTGTTTACAGCAAAGACTCGGATGGTGAGGCTATGCGTACAATAGATGTACCGAAAGATGAGGTAGAAAAACTTGTTCAGGAAAAATTCGGAAAAGATACAAAAGCAGTGGTTGCAGATCTTAAGAAGGAGGATGAGCCCGAGGCCGAAGGTCAAAAGCCAACGGAGAAGGCCAAAGCCGTAGGTAAAAAATATAAGTATATAGAAGATACAAAAGCGGAAGATTTCGAAAAATGGAAAAATGATGCGTCTACAGCTGTAGACCATATTTCCGAGTCCGAAGATATAGACAGCTCATATTCAATATCACGCAAAGAATACTCAGATTATTTAAAAGATTTAATAGACAATGGCTTTGGTTACGAAACAGATAAACGTAACAACGACCCAATGGGTACAGAAGCTATAAAAGAATCCGACCGATGGGCTGAGACAAATAAGAAAAGTTCTACAGAAAAGCCCAAGGCCGAAGGTCAAAAGCCGAAGGAGCAGGCCAAAGGCCAAAGGAAATACAAAAAGGTTACTCTTAAATACAGTGCGAATCAGTGGTTTGTCGATCGCGAGCTCGTTAAGCGTAGCCTATTTGCCGAAGGCGCAAAGCATCCAGAATTTGATTATATGCAGGCAGCGCTTGCCCCAATCATTCAGGCCGTTGTTGATGCCCGCCGGGTTGATATCTTTAATACTGGAAAACGAAACGAAAAAATCGTCAACCCAAGAGATACAAGCTACGATCCAAATTCAGAAAAGGGAGAAGACGGCGCACCCGAAGGATCTAACTTCGATGACCAAGACGAGACCGATAACAGTAAGGACGGAGCAAAGCTAGATCAGAAAGATCTTGAGCAAGAATCAAAAGACGGGGATGAATTTAAAACCTTCAGCGATAATGAACCGATCCCATTAAATGAGAATATCGCGGTAAACGAAGCAATATTAAAAAAGCTTAAACCGACAGGTAAAGATAAGTCTGATCCAGAAAAGGTAAAATTTAACACTAAGCTGTACAACCTAAAGAAATATAAATACGAATACATAAGCTCGGTAAAACCCGGTAAAGATAATTCAAGTCGAAGAAAAGTAAATAATAAGAATGTAGGAGCTGAAAGAGTCAGAAGAAACCGACCTCAGGGTCAAAAATTGACAGTTGAAGAAGTTGCCGAAGCATTCAAAAACGATAATTTTTTATGGGACACCTTCGACATGCCCAGACCCAAACTTTCGGTTATGGACAGCTCTCCTTTCGCAACTTTTGTAAAGGAGATTAAGAAGCACATCAATTTTGCCCTCTTTGACCGGCACATCCTAAGCCCTCGTTCGCAAGCTCTCGGCGCAAGCTTCAACCGTCGGGGCTTTCTCAAATCCCTAGTCATGGGAGCTGCGGCCTCAAATCTTAAGATGACGGGCAAGATGGCTGGGGCAGAACCGGTAAAAATGGCTAAGGTCGGATATTCCGCATTAGCCAAACAGGTTAAACCTATTCTCGAATTATTCGGCCGGGTTGAAGTTGAAAGAAATAAGGTTTTAGATCTGGAGCTGAGAAGTAACTCCAGCATGAGACAGCTTGAAGACAGGCTAGCGGCCTCACTAATGGATCGAGATTCCGCAAACCCACCTCCTGATACCTTAGATGACGAGCAATACGACAGCGAATTGGAAGGTGTTATAGAGACTCTTGATAAACCAGACTCCCCAGTAAAACTTTTTGGATTAAAACCTCACGACAGTGATTTTATATCACCTTTTTACGAACCGATTCCGGGTAAAAAACTAGCTCTTTCCGGATGGGAGCAAGAATCTCTTCTTAAAAATTTAGAAGCGGTAGTAGAAGAAGGAACTCAACAATTAAAAATAGAGAATTTATACCAGGATCTGTTTGAAGCAAAAAGAAAATGGAATCTCATGTATTTAAAAACTGGGGATCCGGTAGTGCTTAATAAAGCTCGGGAGACTCAGGATGCGATTGATATATTGACCTTCGATTCAGCGGGCGGCCGAGACATAGCAAGAAGGGTTGGTAGCACAACTTCTCGAATGGAAGATTCTGCTAAATATCTTGGAGTACCGCTTGATTTTGAAGAATTCAATAAAATGTCTCCAAAGCAGCTTGAGAAAGTTGCTAAGAACATGGGCTTTTTACAAGATATAATAGTAGAAGCTGAGAGTTACGATGCAGTTATATCGGGTAGCGTTGACCCGCCTGGTGGTGTTGAAGCCTTTGACAGTCATCAAAACAAACCACTCGATCCAAAGGTAGTAAAGAAACTGATTCAGGTACAAGGAAGACACGATAATAAAGAAATTAAGGAAGAATTAAAAAGAGCAGTTAAAGCTCTTAAAATTGTTGCCGGATACAATCCAACCGGCGGATCAAAGCCTAAACTTTCAGACAATACCAAAAAGATTTTACAAGCAGCCCAGGGACTTATTTCCGCAGCCGCAACCAAAGCAAAAAAAGAAGCCGATAAGGTTGCCAATAAAGTAACCGACGAAGTTGTAAAAGCAGTAAACGAACCACTAGCTCTTGAGAACGAAGCGGTTAAGAACAACGAAATAAACATCGAGCCCGAGACCCAAAGCCAAGGGGAAAAGGTCGAAAGGCGTGGGTCGCAGGGCGAGGCCCTCGGCTCAAGCTACTCACTATCATCAGGAATACCGGATAACTATGGCAAACTAAGTATACTCAGCAGGCTTGCATCTAAAGCGGGTGTATCCGAAGAGGATAAAGAGAAGTACAAAAAGATCCTCAGTGGGTTTGATTTCAAAACCAGCCTTGTCGATCAAGCCGATCCACCAAAGCAAATGGTTGCGAATTTCTTAAAGTCCGTAGGCATTAAGGATCAGGCATTGATTGATGCTATCGATGTCCACGGTAAATGGCATCAGTATTACGGCAAGGGTTATAATACGGTCGAGCAATCTCAGATCCGATTTATTGAACCGATTAAAGATGCTATGGCTAAGCACGGAGTAACAAACTCTATGCTTGGCGAATACCTTCTCGCTCGTGCCGCACCGAGTAGAAATATGCATTTAAAAGAAATGTATCAAGCCGAGCTTAAAACAATGGAAGAGGGCAGTAAAGAATACAAAGCTCTTCAAGATATGCTTAGCAAGCGCGAGAATAGTTTAAGTGGGATCCACACAGAAGATGCAAAAAAGCGCATCAAAGAAATGGAAGCCATGGATCCGATTAAGAACTTTATATTGGATGAGAATAACCCGCTTCAACTTTTCTATGATATGAACAGAGAGGCTCTAATGCTTAAGAGCGAGTCTGGATTAATTCGGCAACAGGGAGATATCAACGAAGCTAAAGCGATGATTTTAGCCATGTCTAAATACAACATCAACAACATCTCCAGAGCCCGCATGAATGATAATTACAATTATGCACCGATGCAGGGTTTTGAAGGGGAAACCGAAAAGCTTTTTGACAATGAAATGGCTTATGAAGCAGTTGGTAAATCGAGTACTGCTGCGGGTCGTGGTTGGGATCAACCCAAGCATGCGTTTTTACAGAATGGAGCATTTGGTAGAACGAATACAAATATCGGTCCTGACCCAGAAACTGTATTTGCGGCTGCTCAATCTCAATATTTTGATGCCGCAATTCGAAGTCATAAAAACGAAGTCTCAAATGCATTCGGAAAAGTCTATGAGCTTATGCGAGCGATTGCATATCCCGATAAAGATGGTGAACTCTCAATGAATGTAGATCTGCCAGACGAATTAAAAAATCTATCTCCAGATGTTAAGAAAAAAGTAAAAGCGGAATTTGACCAGATATTTGAAAAAGAGTTTAAAGAACTTGATACCAAGAAAGACTACGAAATACAGGAAAAAGATATCGAAGTAGACGGTCAAAAAATAGACGGGCTGAAGATGGTACGACGGACACTTAGCACCAAGTTTCAAAACGACCCGTATGTATTCGTTTACCGAAAAGATGGTGTTCCTCATTTTATAAAATTTAAAGGTGAGCCAGGAGCTCGTATGGCTGCATCTTTAAAGAATTTAAGATACGAATCATTACCAAGAATTTTACAGCTTATAAACAAGATGACTCGGTTTATGGCTCAAATGTTCACATCGATGAACCCCGCTTTCATCATCCCCAACTTTATTCGTGATGTTGGAACCGCTGCTATCCATTTATCTGAAGACGATAAGAAAAATATGGTTGGAAAAACCTTGAGCGGGAAGCGTCTTGGTAAATTCATGAAAGCTATTTTCAAAGTCGAGCAGTCTCTTTCTAAAGGCGAAAACATTAAAACGGATCTAGATATTAACGAAGTCAGTGCAATGCAGCTTTTACGCGAAGGGGATCACCAAAAGATGTACCAGTTCGCAAAACAGGCAGGTGCAAAGATTGGATATTTCAGACATAAATCAATGCCTGAATTAATTGATGATGCTCGCACCAATAAGGCTAAAGATAAAAAAGGAGTTAAAGCGCGATTGAAAAGCGTAAGTCAACTCGTGGAGTCTATGAATACCGCGGTTGAAAATTCAATCCGTATGTCAGCATTCTGGTCAGCAATTGAAACGGGAAGATCAGTCCATCAGGCTGCAAGCATTTCTCGTAATGTAACCGTGGACTTCAACCAAAAAGGTAACCTTACTCAGGCATTTGGATCGCTATTTGTATTCTTTGGCGCATCAACCAATTCAGCACACCGATTTGCACGGACTTTACATAAAAGAGGTAAAGTTGGTTCTGGGAAGTTGATCGGTGGTATCATTGCCGCATCATTTGCAGTCGCTTTATTCAACCGTCTAATCGATGACGATGAAGATGAGGAGATGCCTGACTACGATACAATTACACACTTTAAACGGGACACCAATCTTCTGCTTCCGCTACCAGGAAACATTCCAGGATTAGAGGATAAAACCGGAAGAGATACTGGGTACTTCGGAATACCGGTACCTCTCGGATATAATGTATTTTGGGCCCTTGGCCAAACAACCGCAGACTTTTTTGCGAAGTATGTTATGGGTCGCGGTGGAGCTGGTGGGATGGAGTTTTTCACCCGTAATTTAGAAGCGGGATTGAATGCATTTAACCCGATTGGTGGAGCGACACTTCAGACAGCTCTTGTTCCAACAGCGGGTAAACCGATTGTTGAAATGTACGCCAATAAAAACTTCATGGGTACAGAGATTAGAAAATCAGATGTTCCGTATGAAGCACCAAAGCCTGCACATATGATGGATCAAAAAAGGACTCAGCAGCATTGGACAGATCTTTCTAGATTCATCAATAAGACCCTCGGTGGTAACGACGAAATAAAAGGTTCAATCGGCGGTTTATTCGGCGGTAACCCACTTCTTTCATCCGAAGACAGTGACTATAGATTCGATCTGTCGGGTAGTGAAATGGAGCACCTCGCACTTGGATACCTCGGCGGTCCCGGACAGATTATAAATATGTTCTTTGGTGACGGGGTATACCCAGCAATAGATGATAAAGAATATAATTTAGACATTAATAAAATGCCGGTGGTAAACCGTTTTATTAGAACATCAACATACGGTTCAGCTACCCGCCGTTCTTATTACCAGATCCGAGAAGCTGCAATGATTGCAAAAAAAGCTGTGGAGGCTGCAAAGAAAAAAGGAGGTGCAGAATTTGCAACCATGCAAAAAAATCAAAAACCTCTTATTGATATTATGCCGCAGATTAAAGCTATGGATGGTAAGCGATCAAAACTGAGAGACATGAAGAATAAAATCGAAAATAGTAAGACTTTTACGAAATCCCAAAAAATGCAACGCATTGAAGAGTTGGAAAGAAAAGAGTTAAATATGATAACCGCGGTCATCAAGAAAGCACAGTCGCTTGGAATTTCATGAAACAAACAAATTTACGGCTTACAAAGAAACAGGAGGAAAAACTTGTAAAATACGCACTAGAGCGTGTGGAGCAGTTAAAGGAGGATAATAGGGAGCGCATTGAGAACGATAAGATTTCGTGGAAAATGTATCACAACGATCGTACAGATCGGGTAGGGTACGACGGAATATTTAGTCACTCTAATTTATCTGTCCCTATGACCAGCCTCGTGGTCGATCACTTCATGGCGAGAGCCGAAGACGAGATCACAGGTACATCTCCCTATTTTAAATTTGAAGCACAGGGAGCGGCCGATATTGATATGGCTGAGACCTACGATAAATACTTTAATTGGAAAATTGAGGATCAGGCAAATACCAGAGAACGACTCGAAGAATCATACCTCCATTTATTTATCCAACGGGCTTTAGTCCTGAAAGCTGTGTACGAAGAAGATGTTTCTACATGGTACGATTACGAAAGAAATGGACTCTTTAATTTACAGACCGGTGCATTTGAAGATATCCCAGGCCAAGGACCAATAATCGAAGGCGAAGACCAGTTCATTCCAGAAATGAACCCAATGACCGGAGAATCAGAACTTCGACTTGCATCCGATCCCAGTTTTGTAATGACTCCAGGTGTACACGAATTCCAACCACTTCCGGAAGGAGTCCCAACCCAAATGGTAAAGTACAAAGGCCCAAGGTCGGAGGTCGTGGACTCAGACCGTTTCCTATGTCCCAGCCATGCAGAATCTATACAAGATGCTGACATCGTTGTTGAAATGTATGACAAAGATTTGAATTGGGCTAAAGAAATGTTCCTTGAGCGTGAATGGTTAAGCTTTGGGGATTTTTACAATTTATTAAATAAAGATGCTAATCCAAGAAGTCCGATTGAAAAGAATGAGGAAAGAACTGAGAATTTAGATTTTGATTCCGAAGAAAATCCGAGCATGCAAGTTCTTGAATGTTGGATGAAGAGAGATGTTCTTGGAACAGGACAACCTCAGGAATTTTGTATATTCATAGACCCAGAAACAGAAAAACCAATCTTCTATGAATTCGTAGCAAAATTAACTCCAGATAACCATATTCCATATACAGTAGTATCTATTGGAAAAGAGCGTAATAAATGGTGCGGATATAGTTTACCCGAAAGAATCCGTTCTTTTCAGGAATATGTAGACAAACAATTTAATTCCCAAAGCTACCGTAATGAACTCGCTGCGAATCCGATCATCGGTGTCAACCCGCAGGCCGTAGAAGATGAGCCTGAGGATGTAGAATTGCATGCTGGTAAGATATTTGAATTGAAGGATCAATATAGCATTGATGACTTTATGACCTTTGCCGCTGTGCCTAATGTCGATATCCGTACCCAGGATCTAATTGATTTTGTATTTGGAATTGTTCAGCTCTGGTTAGGTGTTTCCAATATGGCTCAGGGAGATTATCAGGCATTGGCTCCTGCTAATACAGCGACCGGAGTAGAAGCAACATTGCGCGAGGCATCCAAGATTGGTCGCCGATGGATGCGTAGAATTGTCCGTGGATTTGAGGATCATTTGACTAAACTTGTACAAGTATCTATGGCCACCATTGATGAGGAAGAAGTCTTTGAGTACATGGAAGGAGATGTCCGATCCTTCGGTGTTATGTCTCCCGAAGCGATTCAGGATATTGGAATCAATGTTCGAGTCATACTGTCACAGGACCAAGGCCAAAGGGCTATAGAAAAAGCAAATTTAGCATTACAGACACAGGACAGATACTTCCAATCTCCACCAGAGATGCGCCCATTTATGCGTCCTATGCTTAAGCGTATTCTTGATGCCATGGGATTTGAAAAGACTGATGAGTTACTTCCTCCCGAAGCTCCCGCCGATCCAAAATCTGAAGCTGAAATTGCTAAGATGTTGGGTGACAACGCCGCGTCGCAGGGGGAGAGTCCTGAACCAACCGATGGCGTTCAGGCAGCAACTGCTGGTATGGGTAATAGTAACCCACAAGGCATGAACCAATATCAAGGATAATGCGCAAGTACCGCAACGGTAAGCAGTCTCGTGAACCGAGGCAGCTTTCAAAATACTCTCCCGAATACATTCAGTATCGGGGAAACCGTGGCGGCTACTCTGTTAAAGTCGGATTGTGCGATATAACCGGTGACGGAGATGCGGACACCATATCTGTCGCATGGAGAAATCCAGCCAACGGTAAAGTAGAAAACTGCACCGTCAGTATTCCTCAGGCTCAGGCTCCAACATCCGGCCCGTCAAACCTAACCGCAAGCGAAGCAGTTCCAGCCAGCGGCCCGTCAAATCTAACCGCAACCGAACAACTTGTCGCACCAACTTCCGGCCCTTCAAATCTCTCCGCAAGCGAAAGCGTTCCAGCCAATGGCCCAAGCTCATTGACTGCAAATACATATTTAGCCTTTGGCCCAACGAGTATGACAACATCGGGCTACACCGATAGTGCGGGGCGTGCATGGTTTTCATCATATAGTACATCTGGATACACATTAAATATCGCTTCCAACGGCACCGCTTCCTTAGATAAACCAGATGGTACAATGGAGACGGTGTCAGACATTAACGACCCAGTACCTGGAACTACTGGAACTTGGACAATAGCATCTATATTTAACTATGACTATGTTGGAGATGGTGGGAACTACGTCAGCTCTTTCAATCTAGTTCCGTAACAATTTATGTCCGACCTAGTAGTATTCGATCAGCTTGCTGATATAAAAAAATTAACGACCGATGAATCTTTTATCCATTTGGAAAAGCGTTTTCAGAAGGAGCGCGCAAGATACCTCGCAAAAATGCTCGATCGGGACACAACGCCCGAGGAGACTATACAGACAAAAGCAGTCATTAACGCTCTTGAAAGCCTATCGCCGATGGCTCTCGCGGAAAAAGTTCTTAAGATCGAAGTAAAGAACCGCAAGGTTTCACATCCCGAAATGTTCAGGGTCAAGCGCCCCGCAACCGGTTGAGAGACTCGCGCTTTCAATTCATCCTATAATCATATTTTAACCACAAACTTTTAAATATCATGGCAAATATAAACCTAGCTTGGACTAATCCTACAGCAACCGATATAGATAACATCTGCGTTCACAGATTTGATACTGACCAGTCTGCAACTTACGCGGACGACACTCTAATTAGTGCAGCTGATGCGGCTACATTTGCAACTTCAGCGCCTACCGTTTTGAATCTATCTGACGGATCATACACTTACTCCTCTGGAGCTGCCTCTTTTACTGACACAGTATCAGCAGGAACATACACTTACGGAGTTTTTTCGAAAAACCAAACTGGTTACGGTCCGGGCGAAGCTCAGACAATAACTATAGCATAAGGTTAATACCCCCATGCCCCTCGTATCTCGCTGGGGCTCGGTAGTAACCACGGTTCCTCCAACCGAGCCAAAGGCTAACGACCCACAACCTGCAACCCTCGTCCTCAGGCCGTTACCTATTGACCAACCGTCAAAGGCCGAAAGCCTTGGGTCGAAGGCTGGAGATCCTACACCTATTAAAGCATGAGCACTACCCGACTATATAAGAATGGCAAGGAGCCTAGTAATCCGAAGAGTTTAACTCGTCGGGATATAGTTCGGGATTCAGCTAAATTTAAAACGCTTGAGCGGGAGCATGATCCACTAAGACGATTTGGCGGATCCGTTGGAGCGGCATACATTGACAGTGATGGGAATGGATCGCCTGATAAGATTATACGAGTAACCCGTGGCGGATCTCTTGGTATATCAAAATATCCCGAAATTCCTGCATCCGTAGATCCTCCCGTTTCTGGCCCGAGTGGATTAACTGCAACCGAAAATGTCCCGGTATCTGGCCCAAGCGGATTGACCGCATCTCAACAGATTGATCCTCCAGTCTCTGGCCCAAGCGGTTTAACTGCAACCGAAGCAGTTCCAGTCTCCGGCCCATCAGGATTAACTGCAAGCGAAGCAGTTCCAGTCTCCGGCCCATCAGGATTAACTGCAAGCGAGAATGCTCCTGTCTCCGGTCCAAGCGGTTTAACTGCAACCGAAGCAATACCCGTTTCCGGCCCGAGCGGATTAACTGCAACCGAAGCAGTTCCAGTATCAGGCCCGAGCGGATTGACTGCGACCAAACTAACTTTAAACATTGCACCGTTATCAACCGATCAGGATGCACTTGTTGCAACCACTCCCGCGGTCGGAACTATTAAGTACAGCAGCGATGCCGAGCGTCTCTTTATTTACGACGGAACTGACTGGCACAACTATCTATAATGGGTGACATCAAGGTATTCAACAGTGCCGGTCTAAATGACAGCGAGGATACGGTTACCAGTCTGGGTGGAGTAGTTGGTCGGGTAAAAGATCTGTTTCTTTCAAAAACTGAGGCTCAGGTCATTGAGGAAAAGGTCGAAGTAAATACTCAAAATGTTACTCAGGTAGTGGAAGATGCTCCGGTGTCACTTAACACTTTTAAGGAAATCGCTGATAACCTGGATGTTAACGAATTCTTCGCTGCGCTTGAGGATTAAAAATAAAATTCGAGCAACCGATTGAATCGATTCTGATTTTATACGAATATCAATTAACCACAAAAACCTATGGCAAATATCTTATCACAAATCGGAACCGCAGTTGGCGGAAAATTAGCAGAAAAACTAGACTTAGCAGGGGGTACGGTAACCGGATCATTGGTTATACCAGCACCTACAGCTGAGTCAGAAGCAGCTCAAAAGGCTCAGATTACTGCTATAGAATCTAATATCGGGAACTACGCAACTTTTGTTGCAGCAATTGCTGATGTAACTGTTACGCATTCAGATACTGCGGCTAATATTCAGTTAATAAGCGGTGCGACCAATGGAACCATAGCGGTTGCCAGTGATACTAATGTAATTTACTACGCTGACGGTGGTGTTTGGAGCATCAGCACAATTGACAATATTAAGGCAGACGCTCTTGCAGCCGGCCAGACATTAAATATTTCGGGAGACACCGAATCCAACATCCGGTCGCGATCCAGTGATGCTACCGGTACTATCATGTTCGGAACTGATACCTACGATCTCTACATCTTCGATGGTACTGATTGGCAAACTTATAACAACGACGCATAATGAGCGATTTAAACGTATACACTACAGCAGAAATTAACGCACTGACCCCGATTACCGGCGACCTAGTTCTTGATTCAACTCTTAACGCGGTAAAACTTTATAATGGATCCGCATGGAAGACTTTTGACGGTGACTTAGTAGCCTTCGAAAACCGCTGGGGCGCAAGCTTTGATGGGTCGAATGACTATCTTGATTTAGGTTCAACCTTCCAATCTACCTATCAGAGCAGTCACACTATTTCTTTTTGGTTCAAATTAGACAATACATCAAGTCTTCAAAGTTTATTTGGTGCTTGGAGTGGTCCTGCTTCTCAAAACGCCATATATTTTGACGGATCAGCGAACATCGCACACAGGTATAGAGTAGCGACCAGTCCTAAAGCTACCACTAACGCTTCGTTTACTGCTGACACAAATTGGCATCATTACGCTGTCACTCTAACTCAGAATGGAAGTAACTTAGATGTAAAAACATACATTGATGGGGTTTACAAAAGCACAACCTCCACAGCCATCACAATGTCAGGTTTTAGTCAGTCTCTTAATTCTTACATAGGTTTCCGAAACGGAAGCACAGGTTACTTAGAGGGCAAAATGAATGAAGTAGCTATACTCAATACCGCATTATCCGCCGACGATATAACAAAAATTTACAACGGAACCGCTCCAAACGGAAAACCTACAGATCTAACCTTAGCAGCCTCATACGATACGGATCGTACATCTAATCTTA